CTTCGGCAGAAGGACTACACGCGAAAAACTCAGGAGCTCGCCGAACACCGAAAGGCTGTTGAAGCGAAAGATCAGGAGATGGATCGCGAGCGTGCTGAATATGCGCAACTACTGCCAGCACTGGCAGAGCGCATTCAACAGGAAGCGAAACAGGAGCCGGACTGGGACACTCTGTATGACACAGACCCCGTGATGGCAGCGAAGGCAGAACGCCAGTGGCGGAAGGAACAGGAGGGGCGCGTTGCGCAACTTCAGGCCGTCCAAGCTGAGCAGCAACGGATGCAACAGATTGAAGCGCAGAAGCACCAGCAGATGCAGCAATCGTATTTGGAGCAGCAGCGTCATATATTGCCTGACATCATACCCGAGTGGCGTGACAAGAAAGTCGCGGCCACGGAAGCAACCCAGATCCGGGACTTCCTCCTCGGCGAAGGTTTCAGCGAGCAAGACGTGAGCGGGATGTCAAATGCAACGCTTGTGAAGTTAGCGAGGAAGGCGATGTTATATGATCGTGGAGAAACGCGGGCCAACGAGGTTAAAGCTAAACCTAAAAAGCCGCGCGCCAAGATATTGAAGTCGGGTTCCAGAGCGTCACAGCCTAAACGCACCTCAGCAGCACAGGAAGCGCAGAACCGCGCACGGAAAACTGGTCGCGTCAACGACGCCGCGGCCGCAATCAAAGCCTTGCTATAGGAGCATAAACTATGACTATCATTGCAAACACCTTTACGTCTTTTGACGCCAAGGGTATCCGCGAAAGCCTTTCCTCAGTAATAGCCAATATTGCACCCGAGGAAACACCCTTCACATCCAACGTCGGTTCCGAAAATGTGTCCAACACATTCTTCGAGTGGCAAACTGACTCACTTTCTGATGTTGACGTTACGCCAGTAATTGACGGCGACGATGTTGCATCGTTTGACGCCACGTCCCCCACCGTCCGGATCGGCAACTACACTCAGATCCGCCGGCGCAGCATGATTATCGCAGATAACCTTGGTTTTCAAGACCTTGCCGGGCGAAACGATGAGATCGCATACCAAATTGCCAAACGCGGCAAGGAAATTAAGCGCGATAATGAGTCAATCTACACAGGCAACACAGCCCGTTCCGCCGGTTCAGCTTCTGCTGGTCGCGTAACTGCTGGCCTGGGTGCGTGGATTGCGACCAACGTCAACAAAGCTGGCGACGGCACCAATCCAACTGCGGTTGACGGTTCCGACGCCCGTAACGACGGCACGCAGCGTGACTTCACAGAAGCCATGTTGAAAGACGTGATGCAGAAGGCATACACCGAAGGCGGCAACCCATCCGTTCTGATGGTTGGCCCATTCAACAAAACTGTTGTTTCTGGCTTTGCAGGCATCGCGGCGCAGCGCTACCAAGCCCCAACTGATGGCCCAACAACCATCATCGGTGCAGCTGATGTTTATCTGAGCGATTTCGGGGCCTTAACTGTAGTGCCGAACCGCTTTAGCCGGGAAAGAGACGCCTGGTGCCTGGATACTGAGTACGCGTCAATCGCAACTCTGCGTCCAGTCCAGAAAGTGGATCTTGCCCGCACAGGCGACGCAGAAAAATCGATGCTTATTTGTGAGACGGGATTAAAAATTTCGAATGAAAAGGCCCACGGCCTCATCGCTGACTTGAACGTATCGTAAGTATGGTGGGGCGGCTTCGGTCGCCCCATTCACTCTGGAGGTAAAGATGAAAAGACTTTTTAGCCGAGACGAAGCCGCCGGGATCACGCGGTACTGGCACGTCAAACAGAACGGCGAGTACGTTATTGAAACGGTGCAGGACGCCACCAAGATTATCGAAGCAAACAAGCGCTCGTACAACGACGTGTCGGGTAAATTCGGGGAACACGCCAAGGTGGCCTCCATCCCGCTTTCCGTGTATTATGAGCTGAAGAAGCAAGGCATCGCTGACGATCCGAAAGCCCTACGCAAGTGGCTGAACCAGTCGGAAAACCGGGCGTTTCGCACTCGAGAAGGTACACTGTAATGGCGATCACAACGTATGACGAGCTAAAGGCATCTATCGCCAAATGGCTGAACCGCGACGATCTTACGGCGGTTATTCCTGATTTTATTAGTCTGGCGGAATCTGACATCAACCGAAGTGTCCGCCACTGGCGCATGGAAAAGCGTGCGACCGCCACAATTGACTCGCGTTACAGCTCGCTTGTGGGAGACTATTTAGAGGCAATTAGGTTTCACCTTGATGTTGACGAAAGACCTTTGTCCCTAATTTCTTCGTTTGACATGCAGCAGCGCCGTATGAATAGCGGCGACACATCTGGTCGGCCTAACAGCTACTGCATTACGGGTGGCCAAATCGAGGTCTACCCCACCCCAGACGCAGGATACACTGGTGAGCTTTATTATGTTGCTCGAACTGAAGCACTTTCAGACAGCAATTCCTCAAATTGGCTTCTTCAGTATTACCCAGATGCTTACTTGTATGGGGCTTTAACTCAGTCGGCTCCATATCTTTCTGAGGATCAGCGCGCTCAAACTTGGGCTGCATTGTATCAAAACGCAATAAGTGGTATCGATGCGGAAAGTGAGAAGGCTAAGTTTAGCGGCTCAGGTTTGCGCATGCAAATCAAAGCATACTAGGAGTTTACAATGAGTTTCTCAAATACATTCGAAACAACCGTCCTGAAATGGACGCTGACGACTGACGGCGTTACCCGTCCGACAACTTGGTATTTGGGGCTGTTTACATCTGACCCAACTGACGCAGGCACAGGCACAGAGCTATCCGGCAATGGGTACACCCGCAAGGCTGTTACGTTCTCTGTGACAGGCGACACGGCGACCAACACTGCGTCGATTGAGTTTGATGCCGCGACTGCATCTTGGGGGACAGTGACGCACGTTGCTGTATTTGACGCCTCAACATCCGGCAACATGATCGTGCATTCTGCTTTGACAACAGCTAAGGCCGTCTCTGCTGGAGATATTCTTCGGGTGCCAACTGGTGATCTCGACATTACTTTAGATTGAGGTAAAATATGGCCACTCTCGTTACGCGCTCTGGCAAGGGGTCGCCTCTCACTCATAATGAGGTTGATGCAAACTTTATCAACTTGAATACGGACAAGCTGGAATTGTCGGGCGGCACAATGACTGGCGTGTTAACTCTCGACGCTAACCCTACATTGAATCTACACGCGGCCACAAAGCAATATGTGGATACTATTGCGGCGGCGGGCATCCACTATCACGATCCTGTACGTGTTGAGTCCCCAGTAAATCTAAACGCTACATACGACAACGGTGCGTCTGGCGTAGGTGCTACACTTACCAATGCAGGTACTCTAGCGGCTATCACTGTTGATGGTGTTGCACTGAGCCTAAATGATCGTGTGCTTGTGTATGAACAAACAGATGCTACACAGAATGGTGTTTACACTGTCACTACTGTAGGCGATGGCTCAACTGCGTGGGTGCTTACCCGTGCTACAGATGCTGACAGCTATGGTGCATCTGACCCTGATGCACTTGGTGAAGGTGATGCTTTCTTTGTTAAGGAAGGTGACACAGGTGCTGGTGAACTGTATGTGATGAACACAACAGGGTCTATCACCTTTGGTACTACCAACATTACATTTAGTGTTATTGCTGAGACTGCTGTGTACAGTGCTGGTACTGGCCTTACACTAGATGGCACTACGTTTAGTACGGTTCGTGATATTGCAACAAACATTCCTGCATCACTCGGAACCGCAGGACAGATCTTGTCCGTCAATGAAGGTGAGACTGCTGCTGAATGGGCTGACTCTTCTGGTGGTGGCGGTCTTGAGTACCTCACAGGTAGTACAGCTCTAGTTGCTGGAGGGCAGTATCTACTAAATATAGCCTCTAACGTCACTCTTACCTTACCTGCTTCACCTACTACAGGTAGCATTATTCGCATCGTAGCGGCTAATGGTATTGATGATGGCTACACACTCACTGTTGCCCGTAACGGCGCAACTATTAGTTCACTATCTGAAGACCTGTCTGTTGATACTCACGGCTTAGACTTCATTATGTGGTATAATGGAACAACTTGGAGTTTAATATAAAATGGCTAACATTTCACAATTTTTAACAACGTCACAACCAGAGTTCGGCCCCCGTGACATCTTTGGTACTGGCAAAGCAGAAACTATCTTCTCTAGTAAGACCTTCACTGTGCCAGCAGGCATAACATCTCTCCGTGTCACAGTGCATGGTGCTGGGGGCAGCGGAAATTACAATGCCAGCTATTCTACTAATGGATCGGGTTCCGGCGGTGGCGGTGGCGGGTGCGCTATTAAAACTATTTCTACTTCGCCCGGTACAGCTTTCACTGTTACTGTAGGGACATTCTCTGCATCATCATCATCCTTTGGGTCAGAGTGTAGTGCTACTGGGGGTAGTAACGCATCGATTTATTCAGGAGGTGCTGGTGGAACTGGTACAGGAGGAGACATAAACCTAACAGGGGGGTCGGGTGGCAATAGACCCAACTCCGCCACCGCAGGTGGCTCTGGCGGTGGCGCTGGCTATGGTGGAGGTAACGGCGCATCGGGCAGCACTGGCATTGGAGGCGGAGGTGGTGGCGTTGGTGGCAATGCTTCAGGCAGCACTGGCGGCGGTTCGGCTGGGCCTTTAGTTAATTTCCTTGGTTCAATTGAAACATACTCGCTAAACTTCACACCTCTCCACTTTTTAGACTTGTATTACCTTACTGGTGGTTCCACCCCATATAATGTTTATGGGTCTGCGGAACTTAACGCAGCTGGCCCCGGTAGCGGCGGTGGAGGGGGATCATCTGCAAGCTATACCGATGATCTAAACAGAATACAGGGTTCTGCCGGTGGCTTTCTAGGTGGGGGTGGCGGCGCACCAGCTCAAGACGCCGGAAACCGCACCAATATTTTATCTAGAGCGGGTAACGGCGGCATGGGCGGCGGCGGTGGCGGTTCCGCCTTATATCATGGCTCTGGCGGCGCAGGTTTCGTCATCGTAGAATGGTAATGGAGAGTTATAATTAAAATGAAGTATGTACGCATAATTGAAACTGTAGCACAAGAAGTTATCACAACTGACCCCGCTACAATTTTCCACCCCGGTGTAGCTGCTATGTTTACGGAGTACGAAGACTCTGTAGATGTAGGAGTGGGCTATACCCTTGAAGACGGTACATGGACAGCGCCTTCAGAGCCTGACCCAGAACCAGAAGTTCAACCTTAAAGTGAGGATCGTATGATGACTATGACTACAGCAAAGAAAGTGCTGATGGCATTGCCCTTAGTTCTTACTGTAGCTGCTTGTTCAAGTAAGAACGATGTAGTTATGAACTACGACTATCAAGTCGCTGTAGCTGAAACTGAGAAAGCCCGAATGGAAGCTATCAAAGAGATTGCCCGTCAGGGTGATACTGGAGCGGTAGCTGCTGCAATGATGA